CCCACTGGGGGGGACCTAGGTTGACTTCACACTTGAAGAGGAGTAGCTGTATGAGAACTAGACATAGAGAGGTTGAAAATACTCTCGTTCCTGGTTACAAAACTGTAACACGTAACCAGTTCGGGGAGTCGCGGACTAAGACCATTGAATTACCTGGTCTAACCACGATGTTCCCGTATGTCAGGAGGGAGAAAACTGAGGATGAAGTTCATCCCAATTACCCCCATTCAGGGGGTCCCTTCAGTTCTGTAAAAGTTACGACAACCCACCAGCTAGGATATGGACGGTACGGATTAGACTACTTCGATAATTACTACACGAATTCACAAGTATATCGAATTCATGAAGGTGATGTCTTTGTAGTTCCGTATGCCTCGACAGAGGTAATGCCAGAAGCGACCGTACAAGCTGCCCTTGATCAGGGACCAACAGCATGGAACAGGTTCAAACCTGCGCAGCCAGACGTCTCAATCTCAGTATTTGTTGCTGAGTTGAGAGATCTGCCGGGCTTAATTTTCAAAAAGCTCGACTCCTTTCGATCTTTAGGCAATAATTATCTAGCCTATCAATTCGGATGGAGACCATTCTTATCTGATCTCCGAAAATGGTATAAGTCTATTGTTGACGTAGACGCTCGCATAGCGCAGCTGAAACGAGACAATGGGCAGTATATCAAACGCGGAGGAACCCTATTCTCTAACGTTGATCAGTCAGAGGATAGCTTTGATGCGACCACCAATTACATTTATGGTGTGCCCTTCAAAGACGGAACCATTACGGACAGAATTACAACGTCCGAACGGTGCTGGTTTTCGGCTCGGTTTAAGTATTACATTCCGGGCCTTAACTCTTCATTTGGGACTGCTAGGGCTATTCAGGAATTATGGGATCTTAAGATCACACCTGAACAAGTCTATCAGCTCATACCTTTTTCGTGGTTGTTGGATTGGTTCACCAACGTTGGTGATTTAATTTCCAATCTAATGTCACATTGTGACGATAATTTAACCGCGAAATATGCGTATGTGATGTTCGAGAGGGAGCGCAAGATTAAGAGATCTGCCAGGATTAGACACGAAGTCATTACTGGCACGAGTACTTACCCTGACTTTATTAGACAGAGTAATTATTCTACTCCATCTTGCACACAGGTCATCAGCTCCAAAGCTAGATGCTCTGCGTCCCCTTTCGGGTTCAACTGCTCGTTTGGTGATTTAACAGGTTACCAAACATCTATACTTGCAGCCTTAGGGATTTCTCGCCTAAGGTTCTAACCATTTATTTTACAGGAGGCGTCATGCTCTCTTCACCCCAATCACTGACTATCGACTCTGTTGCGACAGACTGTCATCGAATCAACGATGAGAAATCTGCATCTATTTATGCTTCAACAGATGGAACCTTGACTTTCAAGGTTTCGCACCAAGAATCAAAGGCCAGAGTGCGCAGAATGGCACGCGTTGACAAGACTGTCATCGCTGCCGATCCGCTTACAGCGGAAAACGCGTACCAAAAAGCGGGTGTGTATGTCGTCATCGATGAGCCGAATTTCGGCTTTGACGATGATGAGATCATAGACCTCGTTGAAGGCTTAAAGACGTGGTTGAGCACTGCCAATATCTCGGCAATGCTTGCATCACGACATTAATCGCTGGCTGTCAGTCAGTGACCTCTTTAGAAGAGAGTGTGGCTGGACTACCTACCCTGTAAGGGAGGAGTGAAAAGCCATGCAAAAGCCTTTACAACTGCTCGAATGTCTTTTAAAAGACATGACAGTGCAATGTTCAACCAAATACGACCCACGTGACTATGCGACAATAAAGCGTCGCATAAAACATGAGGGACTGTCATTCGTGACAGTCGCGCTACCAGCCTTCCTCGATGACTTTATGAAGAGTCTAGAGGAGGGCCACGTAGCCCCTCAGGCTTTTGTCGGTTGGCAAAAGTCTGGGTGTCTCCCTTGTTTTCTTAAGGGTTTCACCGGTCTCGTGTTTAGTGGGGATGGAGGGTTAAAAGATGTTTCTGACAGTCAAGTACTGGCTATCAGAGCGATACGTCAGCTGTGCTCGGCTTATAAAAAACCTAAGCAGATGTGCAGCCAGGCCAAAGTGGTTTCGGCCATTGAGGCTTATATCGCTATTGATGACGATATGCGCACAAGTCTTCCGGATACTGAGGATCTTAATCAGTATCTTGAGGTAGCTGCGTATGTTGTGTCAACAGTGTTTAAGGATTTTAATCCTTATGAACTGGTCCCGAAACATGGGCCAGGGGCTACGGCTGACCGAGTCAATGGGAACCAAAAATACTCCCAAGACAAGATCACGTGGTTTGAACGCTTCAATAGGTATTTCTGTGCAGGTGAGTTCCTGTACAATACCGAAGAGAGCGAGCACTTCGACACAAAGGGCTATAAGCTGGCGTCTGAAGAGCAGGAGATACCCGCAAGGTTATCAACTGTTCCAAAGACTATGCAAAAACCCCGAGTCATCGCGCTTGAACCGACATCTATGCAAATGATCCAGCAGCCTATAAAAGACTATCTGGTGAATAGCATAGAGCGTTGCCCCCTAACCAGGGGCCATGTGAATTTCTCGAGGCAGGACGTGAATCAGCGCCTTGCTTTAATTAATTCACGTACCAGACAATATGGGACGGTAGATCTATCAGCCGCCTCAGATAGAGTATCAGCAGAGCAAATTTATCTGCTATTCTCAGTCTATCCTCTATTGCGTGATGTGATTTTTACAGCACGCTCAAAGAGGGTAGATATTTCTGGTAAGATTCGAACTTTGAACAAGTTTGCGTCTATGGGTTCAGCGCTCTGCTTTCCGTGTGAGGCATTATACTTTTATGTTCTTTGTATATGCTCCATATTGAAAAGCAGGAACCTTCCCGTTTCCTCCTCCAACATTTCCAGTGTTGCAAAGGAGGTCTACGTCTATGGTGATGATATAATTATACCATCAGACGAGGTTGAGAACTTGTCCCGCCACATGAGCTTATTTAAAGCGCAAGTTGGTTTAGAGAAGACCTTCTATAAAGGCTTCTTTAGGGAATCGTGTGGGAAAGACGCATATGCAGGAGTAGACATAACACCCGTCTACATTCGGCATATATTCCCATCAAGTTCAAAAGATTATGTTAGGATTGTTTCATACGTAGAATCTTGTAACCAGTTTCATTACAATGGTTACGTTAAGACTGCGGCCTTCATACAATCGGAGGTCGAGGCTCTCGTTGGTTCACTACCAACGGTGGGCTCTACGTGTCCTGGCATTGGATGGCATTTTGGAGATAGCCTCGGAAAGAGGCGGTTTTCCAAGACCCTACAACGTGTGGAAGTCAGCACGTTTGTAGTGGATATACGTCCTAATAAGGATGTAATATCAGGCTATGCCGCCCTGCAGAAGTTCTTTCTTACTCAGGGAAAGAAGACGCTTGACACAAGCTATCCTGTAAGTTTTAGGAGAGCTGTTGCCTTTGCGAAATCAGCCCTTGATAAGAGGCATCTTCTGCGGTCTTACGGGTTCGGCGCCCTAACATTAAAACGCCGGTGGGTCCAGCCCTACTAGAGAGCTGGGCAACTGGGAGATCCCAGGGAGGAGTTGATTCGTGAGCTACACCGCGAATGCAGTGC